TGAGTGATTTACTTGTAAATAAAGACAAATGTATTAATTGCAAGAAACATATAAATGCACATGAAGTAGGTGCTTATATCCCATTGAAAGGTAAAGTAGCGATGATATGTCAGGACACAAGTTGTTTAATAGCCTATGCGTATAAAACGGAGGATAAAAATGGCAGCAAAAAAAGGTAGTTGTAGAAAAGGTGCTAAGCCTCGTGTAGGCAAAGCTGGAGACCCAAAACCAAGAGGTCGTGGTAGGAGGAGGAGATAATGGAAGGTAATGGACAGACCAAAGAACAGATTCTTTTAGCGAAGAAGAAGAGATTCGAGGAACATCCTGAAGGATTCATTGAGTTGAATGACTTAGTCCTTGCAATCAGTAAGACCTCAGAGAAGGGCAATTTCATGTATATCTCCTATGATTCTTCTCGCAGAGACTATATGTATGCTCAGGCAGAAGCTATATATCAGACAACCAAGATGATGCAGATATTAGACATCAAGAAAGCACAGAAAGAAAATAAGATTGTATTACCTAACACAGGGATTAGGAGTTTCCTTAACAAGAAAAGAAGATGAAGAATAAAAACCCATTAAATCCAGAAGAGAAATTAATACCGAGAGTTGAGCCTGAACTTGAGACAGATGAGTTCGGTGATGAAGAACGCAAGAAGATAGTTGATATTGTTCTTGATGACTACAAGGTTGGCATAGATGCTGCTAAAGAGTGGAATCAGAACAAAGAATTAGATATAAGACATTATAATGCTGATAAACCGTCTAAATTAGAGTCGTTAGATAAAGACGATTGGCAATCAGATAGAAACTTAGGTCTATGTCCTGCTATATGTGATGCTTTCCAAGCTGTGTTATTGGCTACTTGTTACAACCCTGATACTATTCATTTCGTTGCTAATGAGGATAATGACTTTGCTAATAAAGAACAGATAGAGAAGTTCACTAAGTGGGGATTAAGTAAGGCAGAAACAAATGCTTATCCTGATGTAGGTAGTTATATTCATAATAAGGTTATAAACGGATTCTCTGCTTTCAAGATATACTGGAAAGTATGGTATGAATGGGTTGACAAGCGTATTCCTAAAGAAGATAAAGCGGGCAAGTTCAGAAGCTATGATATAAAGACCGAGAAGGTAAGGTTTGAGAAAGGTATTATCGAGAACATAGACGACATAGACGACATAGTAATACCTGATTTCGGTAAGACATTACAAGACCAGACGTTCTTAATCCATGTTCTACATATATCAAGCGAGAAGTTCAAAGACAGGGTTAAGAGAAACATATTCAAGTTTATCTCTGATACCGTAGATAATTTTGTAGAGTCTATCAAGAACTCAAGGATTAAAGATGCCGGTGGATTATCTCAGGTTAAAGCAGAGTCATTGGGTGAGAAAGAGCTTAAAGACGTACCTGCAAGAGTATTCCCTATTGATTTAATCGAATGGTATGGTACATACACTAAAGGTGGAAAGACAGAAGAGTATAGATTCATAGTCGAACCATATACACGAACTCTTTTAGCAGGAAAACCGTTAAGAAAGATAACGAGAACAGGCAAAAGACCGTTTGTTGGTGGTCCGTTAATCAAATTCCCTGGGAAAGTAAGAGGGAAATCGTTACCGAGATTGATTATGTCTGTGGTAAACGCTATCAATAACGTATTCAATCAGAAGTCAGACTTCCAATTCTTCAGTAATTGCCCATTTGGAATACATAAGGTTACAGATGAAGGCTATACAAAGGGACAGTTTAAACTAAAACCAGGAGTATCTTATCCCTCAAGCAGTGGTGATCCTAAAGATTTCATATATTTCCCAAATCTTCAGAGGTCAATGGCGTGGGCTGAGAGTGATTTTAGATTCTTATTTGAGATATTAGAAAGACTTACAGGAGCTATATCTTATTTCTATTCAACACAGAGTAGGGGTAGTGATACAGCTACAAGAGATATATTGGTAAGTGAAAAGACCGAGACCAAGTTTGGGTTATGGGTTAAGTCGATACAAGATGAGCTATGTGAAGCATTTACGATGTGGATAAATATGTATCAAGACTGGTCTCCACCTGATTTAGGTAATAGAGTATTAGGTGAGAAAGGTAGAAAGCTATTTAATAATCTATCTATAAAGACGTTACGAGGCAATTATGATGCTCGTATGTCTCCTGATATTACTACAGGCTCAAAGATGATGGAGAAACAGATAATGATGTGGGGAGTTGAGAATCTATCTATGTCTCCCTGGGTTCATCCTCAAGTCAATCCTAAAGGTAACTGGAATCTATGGGCTGATGCTATGAAGAAAATCATGGGGATGGAGAATGTGGAAAGGTATCTTGGAAAAGAACCACCTGCACAATCTATAGACTTAGAAGAAGTAAATGATGAATGGACAAGATTCCTACAAGGTGATGACTTTGACCCACCAGAGGGAGCTACACCATTTGCTATACAGCATTTAATAGGACACATGGCACAGAAAGAGGAGAGATTCCACGAATTAGACGAGGAATACAGAATAAACTTTGAAGCACATTTATTCAAGACTCAGATGAATGTAATTAAATTCCACCAGACAGTAAGGAAAGAAAAGATAGCAGGGGATATGGCAGGTAAAACGGTGCAAAACATGGAAACTCAGAATCAAGGACCTCAAGGGCAGGGAATATCGGACCAAGGACAGGGGGCGTTTTAATGGAAAGCCCACTTGTTAAAGAATATTACGATTGGAAAAACTTAATCAGGATGCCTGAATGGCAAAACTATTTAGCAATACTCCAGAATCAGAGAGAGTATTTACAAAGGGAGGTGAACGACTCTGTAGAAAAAGGAGATATAAATAAAGCTAATTTTTACTTAGGACAACTAAGATTTATACCTTTGTTAGCTGGTAAAGTAGAAAAACGGATTAATAATAAACCAGAGGAGGAATAATGCCAGTAATTAAGAAAAAACTCAAAGCAAGACCACCTGCCGAAATAGTGCCTTATAATTCTAACAATAAGAATCTAAGTAAGAAAGATTTTGTTGCTCAGGAGAATAAGAGACGAGCAGCTCAAGCAGCAGCAAAGATAGAATACGATAAGATTATGGGGAAGGTTGGTGAATCTAAAGAGTCGGATAACATATCTTCAGACTCTATTGAATCGTTAGAACTTCAGTTAGAAACATTATCAAGAGAGGTAGCGACAGCAGAAACTATGGCTAGCAGTCCAGAAGCAGAGGCAGAAGTCATAGAGAAGAAGAAAGCTATCAGAAGTTTACAGATGAGAATTGGTAAAGCAAAGAAGAAATTAGATAAATAAATTAAAGGGTACTTAACTGCCCTAAACAGTTATGGAGGGATGTAATGGAGAAAACAGCACAATTTGAGAAACACGAGAAGATTACAAGTGAGTTCTTAAAAGATGCAGATAAAAAGGATGAAGCAAGGGATGCATCCGCAGGAGATGAAGGGAAGTCATTACTCCCTAAAGAACCTGAAACACCAAAGACCAAAGGTAACGACTTAGTGGCTAAAGCGGAGAATGAAGCAAAGGAAATTGAGACATTACTTGATACTCCCGATGAAGAACTTGATGATGAAAAGAAAGAAAAGAAGCAACAAATCATCAAAGACAGGGATGACAAGACAAAGATTGACGATAAGACTCAACAAGGTCTCAACAATAGATTTGCTGAATTAACCAACAAAATCAAAGTGCTTGAAGATGGTAAGAGTGATGACAAAGACCAGATAGAAAAGCTCAAGAGTGAGTTGACAGAAGTCAAGTCTAAAATCGAACCTAAAGAAACATTTGAAGATGTTGCCGACAAAGCCAATAAAGAAAGGATTAAAAAGTACCTGGATGAGGACAAAGATAAACCACTTGAAGAGAAGCGTGAAATGTCTAAAGATGAGCTTGAAGAATGGCTTATTGATGATTATTCCGCTGCTCAAGAATGGATGTTGGATAGGAGATTAAGAAGAAGAGATGAGGCAAAACAATTTAAGGATGGATTTGAGTCTGACAAGGTTCGCCTTGAATCACTCAAAAAGATATTTAAAAAACATCCTGAACTTGATTATTCTTCTCGAATTGCCAAACTTGAAAAAGATGGCAAGAACAAAGAAGAGATTAAGAAGATTGTTTATGATGATAACCCAAAACTTCAAATCATGCTTAAAATCGCCAAAGAACATCCTGAGTGGGAAAAGGAATCCAATGGTCCTGAGCTTGTTATGGCAGAGATGGAGAAACAGATGAACGACTCTAAAGAGAAAGACACTGTTACTCTAACCCCTGATGAGTTAAAGGCTGAAAAGGATAAGGCGATTAAAGAGGCTTTAGCAGAAATAGATGCGGAGAAAGAAAGACAGGCAGCTATTGATGAGGGTTCTGGTTCTGATGCAGGGAAATTGAAATCTAAAGGTGATGGGAAATATTCTAAAGAAGAAGAAGCAAAGATAGCAGAACTTCTTAAACGTACTGGATTGTCAAGAGAGGAGTTTGATGCGTCAAAAGAACGTAGGAAGAATATATGAGTGAAAGAACTGAAGATTATCAAGGTTCATATATCTGCGGAAGATGTAAAGAGGAGATATTTTACCTAAAATCGGAGGGGAAAAAATCTCAGATACCTTGCCCTGAATGTGATTGGTGGGGTGGAGAGAAAGACTATAAAAAGCTTCCTACGAAGATTAAGTTAGATTTAACACAATATTAAGGAGGTTTAAACAATGGTTAAATCAAGAGTATATAAATCAGCTGGGTTTACTCTTCTTGGTTTACTTGAAACTGGTGGATTGCGTCATTACTTAGCAGACACCGATACTATCCTCAAGGGTGATATTATCCATGATGATGGCAACGGTAAGGGTACTAATGCAATTACAGCTATTGCAGTTACACTTTTAGGTGTAGCAGCAGCAGGTTGTGATAACTCAGGAGATGATGACCTGTATGTTCAGGTTATTCCTGCTTATCAGCACTATCAGTTTATAGTACCAGTAGAAGCAAATGCAGTTATTACACAAACAGCCGTAGGGTTGCTTGTTGACTTAGAGTCTGTTAATACAATAGACCTTAATGATACTTCAATCGCAGCTGGTCCTGGATTTAAGATTGATGCTATTGATATAAGTACAGAAGCTATTGCAGCTAATACTTATGGATATGCAATCGGTCATTTTGAATACCAGAGTTAAGTAAATTAGAATAAAGGGAGGCTTAGAAAATGGTAACGAAAGATGTATTAGACCAACTTTATACCCCCATTTACGATAAATTTCTAATTCAGACTTTTGCCGAAAACGCACAAGTGCATCCTAAAGTCTTTAATTCTATTGATGATAAGACATCGGAGTACAAGTTTGACGGTATAAGCGGATTAGGAGAATGGGTTGATGCAGAAGAAGGTGCTGGTGGTGGTTATGAAGATCCTGTACTTGGGTATCCTAAAACCTTAACACAAGCAAAAAGATGGAAGAAACTTCAAATTTCTTTTGAATCAGTCGACCAAGATGAATATGCTCTTCTGAGTAAATTAGACGGAGCAAAACAGATGGGTCGTGGTGGTAGGATGAATGTTGAAAAGGAAACATCAAGTATCTTAAATGATGGTTTTGCAACAGCTTGTCCAGACGGACAATATCTTTTCAGTAATTCTCATCCTAAGAACAGAGAAGAAACAGGTACTACCTATGATAATCTTTTAGATGGTGCTTTTTCACATGACAACTTAGAGTTAGCAGAAACACAGATTACGAACAATTTCTTTGACCCAAAGGGTATTCCGATTGAACCATCGATGAGTCCTATACTTCTTTATCCACCTGCATTAAGAGGTGCGGTAGCGAGAGTTTTAGAGGACAGAGCGAAGGAACAGCCGGACACAACACTGAGAAATATCAATAGGTTTGCAGGTCAATATACACCAGTTGAATGGATATATCTTTCATCTAAACTTGGTGGTTCAGACACAGCATGGTATATCATATATCCTGAATTAGAAATGTTGGCTATAGTATGGTCAGCAAGACCTCATTTCACATCTTGGATAGATGAAGAGAATGAGTTCTACATCTTTAAGGGTAGAATGTTATATGATTGTGGTGCGTTTGATTGGAGGCTTGGTTTTGCTTCAACAGGAGTTTAAGGTTAAAAATTTACGGAGGTTTGCTATGAAAAATTTGATTATCATAGCCTTCGTAGGTATAGCCTTGCTTGCTTGCGAAGGTATTGCAGGAACTACTTATGATGATGGCAATATAGTAATTGACAGTTCTAACATTTATTCAAAGACAGATGATGCTCTTGCATTAGGTAAGTCTGGAAATGAATTTAGTCAGGGTCATTTTACTGCCATCACTTTAGGTGGAACTTCAAAAACAAGTTGGGGTTCTGTCGTTAGTCCGATAACAGATGCTTCGGGCTATGTAAACCCAACTGATGCAGGAAACTATGTACGTCTCTATGACGCAGGTACTATTCGTTTAGGAGATGCTACTAATGCCGGTGATTATTATACTTTGTATAGTAGTGATGCTGGTAGTTGGTATGCTGGACACGATGACACAAGTAATGTTTATGTTGTCGGATATGGTACAAGTGTTGGAACAGATGTAAGATTAAAGATTAAATTTGACGCAAACACTTCTGAAGTAACTCTCGGTGATGGTACAGCAGGGTATGATAAATACCTTAGATTTGAAGGTGCAAGTACAGCCGATTACTACATAGGTATTGATGATACTGGTGGAGATTCAGATGATGTTTTCGTTATTGGTACAGGTTCAGCGGTAGGAACAGGAGTTGCTATGTCTATTGACACAAGCGGTGTTGTTGCTGTAACTGCGGGACTTGATGCTATTGGTGCAGCAGATATGGATTATGGTTCAGCTGATGTTACTGACCATACTTTCACAACTGATAGCACAGGTGATGCTGAAATTGTACTTCCTAACGACTCTATTGGTGATGCTGAAATAGACTGGAGTGGATTAACAACTTCTCATGGTTTAGTTATAGGCGGAACTACACCTATATTAACTGTAGGAGACGGTGGTGCAGAAGATAATACTACTTATTACAATGGTACTGTTGACTTTACTACTGGTGTTGATTATTCTTCAGAAACATACAGAATCACTAATGGTGCTGATATGGATGCTACTGTTGCTATTTCAATAAGCACAGCTGAAGATGTTACTCTACCTGCTGGTAGTTTATACATTATAGATGATGAGTTTGTTGTTTTAGGAACAGATAGTGATTTTACGGTTCAGTATGATGAGGGAGTTGATGATCAAGTAATATTCTTGACAACTACAACTGGTGCAGGTGCAACAACTGACCCATTATATGAGTTCTTAGTCCCAGCAACCCCTACAGCTGACCAACAGGTTTTTGGTGTAGCCAAGGGTACACAGGCAAGTAACACCCCTCTTATCACATTAGATGAGGATGGTGATTTGATTGTGGCTGGTACTTCAACTTTAACTGGTAATGTTACTTTAACTGGCGATATTGATATAGACGGTGGCGACATAACTTGTCCTGCTGACTTGAAAATTGACCCCACTGGCACAGAAGTCCATATTGATGGAGGTCTTGCAGTTGGTGATACTACAGCGGTTGGTGATAACAATTTAAAAGTTGTTGGAACTTCTGCTTTAGTTGGTAAGGTTACTGTTACTGCTGCTTTAGAAGCTAATGGTACTATAATTCTTGACAACGATGAAGTTGTTGCAAATGCAGGTGATGGTGTTGTTACTGTTACATCTGATGATGTTACTGGTTGTACTGTAACAATTATTGGTGGAGACCATAACACTACCTCTGACGCATCTTTAATTTTAGATGCTGATGCTGGTGGTGATGCCGCTGATACTTGGACAATAATATCTGAGGCTGATGGTAATGACCTTTCTATCGTAAACGCAGCTACAGAGGTTATGAATTTAACTTCTTCTGGTGCATTACAGATAGATGGTAGTATTACAATGAGTGGTGGTCAAACAAGAAGTGTTATCTATACTCCTAATGATGTTACTCTGGATGGAACTGTTAATCCAGGTACAACGGATATAGGAACTACTGCTCAGGCAAGATTTGATACTCTTGGATTTGATTCTGATACAGGTGCAACAGGTGATGACTGGGTGTTTATTAACTGGGTTGTTCCTGCTGGATATATTACTGATTCAGGAGACTTAAATGTTTACTGGTCTTATTCTACTGCTGAAGATGCAGGGGATGAGATTACTATTGATGGTACAGTAAATGCAGTAGCAGCTGGTGAAGCTATTGATGCAGCTGGTACAGGTATGGCAGCTGTTGCTTCAGTTATTACTGATGCTAGTACAGGAGAAGGCAAGATTTACAAAACTTCTCTTGATATTGAAGTTGAAGATATTGTTGTCGGAGACCTTGTTTGTATAGGATTCTTCGTTGATGAGTCTGCTTCTTTGATGGCAAATTCTGGCACAGCTGATGTTCACTACTTTGAGATTACATACGAATCAACAGAATAATAAATCTGGGGGGGGCTTCGGTTCTCCCCATTTTTTAACAGGAGGAGGATATGAGAAAGTTTTTAATCTTAACAATAATTATGTTATTCAGCGTAACTGCTTTTGCTGATGTAACAGCAGTATATGAAAGGAATAGACACAGAGAACAGATAGGCTGGACAGTATTCGGTGCTAATGATGATATTGATGACTCTTATGAGCTTATCACAGAGCTTGATACAACTTATGCTCAATTAGCAGCAGAAGATAATCTTGAAGTATTAAGTGCATCTACTGGAGATACAACTCAAACAGTTACTGTAACAGGTGTAGATAATTCTGGTAATAGGATTTCAGAGGATTTTACTTTAGTTGGTACTACTGCTCAGACATCAAGTGCTACATTTAGATATGTTGACCAAGTAGAAACTGATATTGAATGTGCCGGTGCTATTACAGTAAGACGTGCTTCCGGAGATACATTTATAACATCTATCCCTATTGGTGTACTTCAAGCAACAATGGTACAGCATTTCAATGGAGAAAAGGTTAGTTATATTACAGGTTGGAGAGCAAGTATTACCTCAACTACTGGAACTTTGATAATTCAATTAAGATTTTATCCTGATGATGCAGACTGCTTAGACGCTGGCGATGGTTATAGAATCTTAGATGAAATTGTATTCACTAATGTTCTCGGAACTCAAAATAGACCATTCACACAGCCGATTAAATGTTCTGCTGGTGGATATATAGCTGTATATGCAGTAGGTGGTGCTATTAATTCAGATGGTAGTGTAACTGTTCAGGGATTTGATACAGCGAGGTGAACCTATGAAAAGATTCCTAAAATTAGATAAGACTACATCACAGGATTTAAGTGAAGGAGATTTAGATTACACAACTGACTTTGGTAGTAAGTTTAAATTAGAAAAAATACTTATCCAGGCTAATGTAGCAATTACAGAAACTATAACAATTACTGTGGATTCTGTTCATGGTTCTGCTTATGATGCTGTAATAGCAAAAGAAAACTTGATAGGTAAACAGAGTTATGTCTTTAAACCTTCCGCACAGGAAAATTATCAAGCGGGCGATCAAATAAATATTAAATGTAGTAATGCTAATGCTACTGGGGTTGTGTATGTAACAGTTAAATCTTCAGAAACGTGAGGTGTATATTATGGATAAACAGGGATTAGAGAAACAAATCCGAGAACTACAGGTAGTTTTGAGAGGTGAACGTATTAAAAAACAGAACCTCGAAAAAGAGATAAACAAGTTAAGCGGTGAAAAGATGGAGATTGAAGATGGGATATATCATCTTAAAGGTAAAGCTGAAAAGCAAAGAAACGAGTTAAAGGAATTATCTAACAAAATAGGTGATGTAGATTTTGAGTCTAAGAAAACAAAAAAAGAGTTAGACAAGGTAAGTGAATCAAACAATGTCAAGGCTAATGAGCTTATGACGAAAGAAGCTGAGCTAGGAATTTCTGCACTTGATATTGAAAAAAGTAAGGAATCTATATCAAAGAGTAACGCTTCCTTAAAAGCTGATAAAGAATCCCTCAGAATAAGAGAGAAAGAATTAGATAAGCGAGATGAAAAAATAAACGACTATCTAAAGTCTTTACACGAAAAGGGTAACGAATTAATTCTCAAGATAACAAATGTTTCAAAGGAGCAAAGTAAGATAGTTAAAGAGAAAGAAAGAATATATAAAATGCTTAAAGACGAGGAGAACATAGAGAAAACTCTTAAAACTGGATTGTCAGAGTTGAAAGATAAGGAAAACATATTAAGCGAAGAGAAGGATAAAATTAAAAAAGCCCAAGTTGATTGTTCTGCGATAAGAGATTCTTTAAAATCTAAAGAAATTGTATTAGACGAACAGATTGAATTAGCCAATAAAAAGGAAAAAACGTTTATCCAAAGAATAGTAGAACTTGATAACAGAGAGAAAGAATTAGAAATCAAGTCATTAAGGCTTCGTAAGATTATGAAAGAAAAGGATTTAGAGAAAGAGTATAATTCATTACTTGAATCTCTTGGTGAGAAAAAATGAAGAGATTATATTTGTTGATAATTTCACTATTTTTTGCATCCAATCTTTTTGCTTCTGACACATGGATAGATGGTGAACAAGAGGGGGAAAAACAATATACTGAAACTGAAACAGATTCTTCTATAACTGGGGTGGCTATTCTTGGTGAAAATTCTGACACCTTAATTCCTGTAGCTGTAGATTCATCAGGGAACGTTCAAGTAGATATAGTTTCAGGTAGTTCAAGTTCTACAGAATATAAAGAAGCAGATACAGACGCTTCAATTACAGGCAGTGCAATTCTTTGGGAAGATGGTTCTAATACTTTACGAGCAGTATCAGCAAGCAAACCTTTACCAATAGACATAACAGACGCTTCTGTAGCAGTAACTGGGACATTTTACCAAGTTACTCAACC